AAGCTTCTTCATAAGGTTCATGTGTTTAGGTGTGTGATGAACTGAATGTGCCTTTAGCTTTTTCATCTGGCTAAGATTAAGCTTTGCCATTTTTCTTTTTCTTTTTAGATTTACGAAGAATCATAAGATCTTCTCTTGTGATTTTATCTCTAGGTTCTGCAACTCTAGCGATCTTCATTTGTTTTTTAGAATAAGGCATGATTAAGTTTTACGATAACCTCCACCACGTTTCTTATAGGTTCTAACCAACCAGGCATTAGCATAAGCAGAAGGATAGACTCTAAACTTCTTCTTTGCTTCTGCCTTAACCCTTGAATACAATTCTGGGTTAGTTGGTTTATTAGCCATAATTAACGACCAGTGTTAAATACATCACTATTACCTAAACGTCTTTGAACATCTTCGGTGTATGTGACATCTTTACCATAGCGTGGATCTGACATAGCGGTAACTACCTCTGCTGTAGATCTAAATGGTGCAGGTCCACTTTGAGAAGCACGACCTGTTACTAAGTTTGGTTCAACACCCATAGCATTGTTGTATTGAGAATAAAGACCTTGTACTGCAAACTTAATTGCAGTTGCATTTCCTGTTTCTGTTAAAGAATTAAATTCATTAACTTCATTGGCAGGGAGGTTATCAACAGCCCATGCCACCATCTTACTGTAATTATCGTCACCACCAACAGAATCTTTTATACCTTGTATCTGAGCAGAAGCAATATCTTCTCCTGTTACACCACCATTTCTTAATCCATCAAGATAGGTGTCTATGACCTGTTTGGAGAAACCTGCTTCACCTAGCTTTGTATAATCATCTTCATTAATCTCACCTGTTTCTGTAAACCTGTTAGAGATTTCCTGTGGATCAATACCAACTTCTTCTAATACAGAAGCAAGTCCATCGCCATAATATTCTTCAGCATCAAAGTCAGATTCTGTTGTTTCAGTTTCTTCCTGTTCTGAAGTTTCAGCCTGATCTTCTTCTGTAGCTGCACCTAGCTTACCTTCAAGTTCTTTGTAACTAGCAGCCAGATCTTCAACTGATTTAAACTTACCTAAGATAAGACCGTTCTCATCAGTTTCATTTTTTGCAAGAGTTTCTAAGTCTTGACGAGACATAGGGGGTGTCTCGGTAACATTTACCTGGGAGGAAGTCATAATATTTTGTTAACTATAAGTAAGTGTACGCCCATTTTTAGTTTCGACCACCTTTGGTTCATTTGGTTTTGGTTCATCATTTACGCCAAGTTTGCTTACTACTGCTTTTGCAGGTACAAACTTACCGTTTTCATCCCTTTTTCTAGGTTTCTTGGTTGGCATCAGATTCCTCCGTTAGTTGTTGTGCATTTGCATTTTTTTGTGGATCAAGCAATGGTGATCCGAGAGCAGCAGGTCCGAGATGTTGGATAAGCTGCTGCTGTTGCATCGCTTCCATCTCTGCCTGTATCTCTTCTTGTGTCTTTACTAGGTTAGCAGTATCTATGCCAATTGAATTTGCCAGACGTTTTATGGCTTCATCTACATTCATGTACTGTCTCATAATATCTGGGCCTAAAGCTTGTGAAACCGTTCCAATAAATTCAACAAGCTTATTACGATCATTACCACGACCAAGCCCTTGAACACCTGTCACGATCTTGGGTTTCACTATTCTATCTGGTAGTTTTGGAGCTTTACCAGAACGTACAAGCATGTGCATCCTACGTTTTAGATATGGTAGTTGAAACTCCTGTGTAAGTATGGAGTAGATACCACCAAGACTGTTCTCTAGTTCATTAGCCATCATCGTAACTTCTGCTGCTGTCACTCTCTCTGCATCTCTCTGTACAGACCTTGCCATAAGAAAAGCATATTCAAGTCTTGATTCAATACGTTGTATTGCAGAGAAAGATACATTGAAGTCTGCTCCCTTACCAACCTGCATGACAGAAATATCTGCTGCACTACCTTCTCTTATTGCACCATTGGGAGCTTTGGCTAGTGTTGCTGCTCTGGTTACACCATTAGGATTTACAAGGAATATAGTCTTAGCTGATGCTGCTGCACCTTCTATGATTGCTTGCATCAAGGCTTCTAAACTAATCAAGTCTCCTCTATATTCTTCTACATAACCCCTTCCATAATCTTCTCCATCAATTCTTACAAATCTCAAAGTAATCCAAGGTGATACTTCTACCTTTGATCTGCCATCAGTACCTGGTATCTTTTCTCCCTTACATTCCTGATACCACATAAAGTCATCATTCACTCTTCTGACGTATGTATAAATATCAAGGTCACTATCCATTGTCTTTTCATCATAGTTCTCTTTCTTCTTGATCTGTTCTAAAAACTCCGATGACAGTGCATTTGGGTTGACTGATTCCTGTGTAATAATTTCTAATACATTACCTACTGCATCTCTTTTACATACAAACTTTGATAGTGGATATACTTTCAGTCCATCATCTGTGAGATAGAGAAGAACATTCCCTCCAACGATCAGATGTTTCAGTGCTTCAAACATTGCAACTCTGTCATTAGAGATCTCTATCTCATTCATCAAAGCTGTTTCTATTGTTCGTAATCCTTTATCTATCTCTGTTTCTAAACCTTCCTGTCCTTGCTTCAGCAGTTCAAGACTATCAATACTTAGTTTGAAGAAAGCAGTAGATGGTGGTAGCAAAGCAAATAATAGTTTAGATGCAAGACTATTCACACCTCTAGCACCAACAGCTTGAAAAGGTGTTTTAATCTTTGCTCTTGTACCTGTTGTACTTTCTGGTATGAGACTAGGAATTGTAAGTTTAGAAGATTCTTTTGCTTCTCTATCGAAGGTAGATCTTGCACTTTGTAGTTGTGCGTATCTACCACCTGCTGTTTGTCCTTGTGTTGAGTATTCCATTTATTTTTTAGAACTTCTAGCTTTAGCAGCCTTTTGAGCTTTTGTACCGCCTTTCATTGGTCCTCTTGACACTCCTGATCTAAGCCTAGCACTTCTTTCACTTCTTTCTTTAGCTCCAAGACCACCACTTTTTCTTGTTACACCTGCAATGTTAAGAGAGTCACCAGGATTACTCATACCCTCTTTATTCATCCTTTTTATCTTAAGTTCTTCTGTTACTTTTGCTGTATCAACAGGATTATCAACACCAGTTTGCATACCAGTTACAACAGGTGGAGAATCATCAAACGTAGTTTTTGGTGGTGTTGCTGCTCTTGCACCTCCTCCGAAAAAACACATATTTAATACCTCAAGTCAGATGTACTTTGATTAGGATTCAAAGGTATTCTCAACATAGCTGTACCAAGTCTTCTTGCTCGACTTTGCCTTTGCCCTGTTCTTTTCCTACCACCTGTAGTTGTAGTTTGCTGACCTGTAACACTTGAAGGTGCAGGTCTAGTTCTATTATCACCGACAACAACTCTCTGTGCAGTCTTCTCAGGCTTTGGTGGTGTTGGCCTAGGTTCTGGTAAAGGTGGTGGGGATGGTCTTCCAAAGCACATGGCTAATTCTCCAAGACTGATTCAGTGAGCATGGTGTCTTTTTGTCTTGCCTGTTGTTCAATTAGATAATCAACAACAAACCTTTGCCCTGCTCTATACCATACCTCTCTATCAGATAAAGACAAATCAGGATGACGATTAGGAAAGATTTGATCTAAGGCAAAAATCAGTTCATCTGTAATTACTGGTAATTTTTCAGATGGCATGATTAGTAAGATTTATATTTAGTATATGTTAATTTAAGAAATAAAGTATAGAAGGTTTATATTTATCTTTTTATGGAGTCCAGAGAGATACTTCACCTGTATCAAAATCAAAGTCTCCATCTCTAAGTATTCTTGCAAGCTGTGCATTAAGAACAGCATCAGCAAAATTATATTTCTTTTTCTCATAAGCTTCTACCACTTTCTCCCACATCTGTTCAAGTGTCTTAGCTTCACCTAATATTTTTTCTGCTGTTACTGGTCCTACCTTATCAATACCAAAGTAGTTATCAGTACTGTCTCCTGTAAGAGCTTGTATCATCCAATGTCTATCAGCCTTACGTTTGGTTATAAGTTCCATGTCATCACCTGCAAGAAGGGTACATGGTACAGATCTCATGTCTTTATCAACTGAGACTATTATTGAGTCGTTATATTTTTTTGATGTTGCAAGAATAGACATCACATCATCACCTTCCAGACCAGGATAACTTTCAGATGTATATCTTTCTTTGACCCCTTCAATAATTTTACGAAGACCTAAAGGTTTTCTTTTGTGTTTTCTATTAGCTTTGTATTCTGGATATATTGTATGTCTGAATGTTGGATACTCTGTAAAGCACATAACAACATCCTTATCTCCTTCTGCAATGGTTTGATAATGTGCAACTCTACCATCAACCATTTCATGTACATCTCTTTCATCTGCATGAAGTGTGTGCAGGTTAATATCCCACTGTATGTCCTGTTCACAGGCACAACATGAAGAATAGATAAGCCAATCAGCATCAATAAGTAAAGTCATTAGTTTCCGAAGTAAGTTTCCATTGGTACTACAAGTCTTCCTGTCTTCTCGTCATACAATAATTTATCTACTGGTCCTGTCATTCCTGTGTGTCTATTTTTCAATACTCTTAACTGTAGTTCTGCTCTTTCAGCTACATCTCCCTGTTGGTTTCTTTCACAGGCCACTACCAAGTCACTTAGTTGGGCTATTGAATGGCTCGACCTCAGATGATTCAGAGAAACCTTGTTACCCTCCTCATGTCCTTTACCTTCTGGCCTACGCAAGTGAGAGACAATAATTAAACCTATACCAGTAGATTCAACCACCTGTCTAAGCTTGGTACAAACCACATCTAATGCTCTTCTCTCATCAAGATCACTGATACCAGAAACAACTATTGTTAAATGATCCAAGATAACAACATCTACACCTTCTGCTGTTGCAAGATACTGTATCTGTTCAACTAATCTATCAGGATCAATAGATCCAAAGTGATCATATAAAAATAGTTTCCCTGTACCAAACAGTCTGTCAAACGATTGTTTTAGCCCTTCTGTTTCTTCTACATTATCCTCAAGATGCAGGGGTTTATTCATCTCTACACCGAGTATCCCCTGCATTGTTCTTTGCACTGATTCTTCAAGAGCTATATAACCTACAGTCAGACTATTTTTCATAAAGTGATGTGCAAGTTCACGACATATAGTTGACTTACCTGTACCACTACCTGCTGCTATACAAAGCATCTGCTGTTTACGAAACCCTTTGCAGAACTTATCTAATTCTGGAAAAGGAAAAGAACAGATACTGTTACTTCCTTTCTTTGTTAATTCTGTCCAGAGGTTAGAGGCGTTAAGGATTCCATCTGGTCTAACAGGTGTTGCTTTCCATAGGAGATCTCTAAGTTCCTCCCCTTCACCTGCGATGAGCATTTCATTAGCGTCTTTTCTAGGTAATCTACATATTGCTGCCTTACCAGGAGGTAAGATTTTAATTGCTTTTTCGGCAGCAACCATGCCAGGCTCGTCACTGTCAAAACAAATTACTATCCGTATAAATTGAGATAACCATTTTAAATTTGCCGCTATATATTTATTAGCTGACTGTGATCCCGAAGGCAAACTTACTACAGGGTACTTGTTATTTTGTGCTTGTG